TCCCCACTGAAAGAGTCGGCGTCGGCTGTGGGCCCGAACCCGATAATTCCAGACCCGTCACCTCGTAGGGATGCGGTTCGTATTCATTACCCTGCCAGATGATGGAAGGTAGATTGTCAGCGGCAAACGATGCCCAGCCTTCAGAGTGAATATTGTATGCGTGGAAGCGAAGCACCTCATCCATCCCGAAGGATGTTCCATCAACCTCGATTAGCTGGATTTTTTCGCCAGGCTCCAGCGCCTGGAAATCAGCATTTAGCCCCATAAAATTTTTCCATAAAAAAAGCCGCATACGCGGCTGGTGGAGGGATTTAAAGATTAAGGCGCAAAAGCCTGCTTGAAGGAAAAGCCAAGAGTGACCACTTTCCCTGAAATAAATGTCGGTTTTATTGAGTCAGGTTTCACCCGGTAGAGTTTTTTCTCACCCCACGGATTAGACCACCAGAACGACTGATGAGCATGGGAATGGAGAAACGTACGAATAGCCGCCACGTCATTCTTCTTGCCAGTCCAGGTTAGATCCCACTCTTCCGCCACGTTGTTGATACCATTAACCGCCACCTGTTCGTAACCGTCACCGAACTGTGCGGTATAAAGATTGATGGTATCCGTCGCGGTTGGTGAAACCTGTGTGGCCCATGTGAAGGTATCTGTCATTTTTCACCTATAAAAAAACCCGCCGAAGCGGGTTGTTTGTCATGATGGCATCTCACGGCCTGTGTCATATATGATATTCCCTAGAACACCACAACTTGCATTGTAAATTGTTGTTTTATAGATGTTTTCATTTTCAATTGTAGTAGGTGTATTCATATCATAATCCTTATATTCCTGAGCTTTTGCTTTTTTTGACTTTTTGATGTAACTGAATAGCTTGTAGGCAGCGAAGCCTACTAAAGTTACTGCACTAATAGATAGAGCAATTAGCGTTGGGTCATAGGGAATAATATGAGCGAGAGTTGAACTCGCTGAGATGAAAAAATCGGCTGAGTATCGAGGGTCATACGAACTAAGAACTCATAACCATATTATATCATAAAATCTGGATTCGTCCCAAAAAACAGCACAAAAAATAACCACTTAGCATTATAAAAGCTATAATTTATGATATGCCTCTTGTCACTTATATAACACCCCTCCTGCAGACAGCTCTTTCTTTAAGCGCATACTAACCTCATTTTGAACCACTAATTTCACAAGATTACCTATATGCTCAGACCCCTTACGGCTTGAATTAATTGCCCCTGTGCCACCTCCCTGAGTAACAGAGACAGGCGCATCAACATTCACCGTAAGCCCACCACCGGAAAGCCTATACATTGGCGCACGTCCAACTACCCCCCCCTCTGCATAACCCTGTGCGTTGTGCATAAGTGCGTAAAGATTATCAACTCCAAGAGCGCTGGTTGCCTCTTTGGTAAATACGAACTCGCCTCCGTGAACGATCCCTTTAGGTTCAAACTTTCCACCCGCTCCGGTATATCCTCCTGAGTCAAACTGAGGTACGGCACCGCCGCCAGCGAAGCCGAATATACCGGCAGCGCTTTTAGCAGAATTAACCAGGGCAATCTGGGTCAACATTTGGGTAATGCCTTTCAGGAACGTGGCCAGATAGTCTTTAAAATTGGCTTTTCCGGTAATGAAGAAATCAGCGAGGCTATTTGACATGCTGGTAAATGCTCCCTGGCTAACACTCGCAACATTATCGTAAACGTTGGTGGCTGAATCCTCATACTCAGCCCATCCCTTTTTAGCCCCTGCAAGCCAGTCGCCGCGCAGTTCATCCTCCTTCGCATAGCGTTCTTCAAGCTTGTTGCTAGCTGCTGATTTATCCTCATCAGAGGCTTTCATCAGTTTGAGCTGCTCACGCTCTTTTTGACGCTGTGCTTGTCGGTTGCTCATTCCCGCGGCGCTGTCCATCGCTGAAATGAGAGCGCTTTGTTGCTGAATGAATCTCAGTGAAGTTTCATGGCTCTTCGCGATCTCCTTGATGTTTTGAATCCGCTTAGCCTCTGCACTTTCAGCCTCAAGTGCTGCGCGGATCTCACTACTTCTGGCAACCAGGCTTTTTTGGTCTGCCGTTAAAATCCTTTTTTGCTTCAGGTTGGCAATCTGTTGGTTGAATTCCAGCAGACGCTTTTCTTCTGAGGTCAGGCTTCTGGTTGTTTCATCCTGCTCTTTCAGTACCGCAAGGCGTTTCGATGATTCCTGAAGCATCTTTGTTGCAGAATCATCGGTGTAGGTTTTTTCCTTCTTTTGCCCCTTTTGCTGGCTTCTGGCATAACTTTCATTCTCACGGCGAATTACTTCAACCTTCGCGGTCTGAGAAGCATAAGAATTGCGAATTTCAGCCAGGCGCCGCTGGTGCTGCTCTTCCTTGTTTTCGTACTGTAACTTCCACTTCTGATCGTCGTTGAAGCTGCGCTTCCTGCGCTCTTCTTCGTCTCTTTCAGCCTTTTCACGCGCCGCAGCAATATCAGCCCGAAATTTTTCTTCCTTCAGCTCATCCAGTGACTTTTCGGCCCCATAATTGTTCATCCCTGAAGGCGTAGGGATTTTTCTGCGTGCGCGTTTCTGTAGGTTTTCAATCTGGTCTTCGATTGTTTCAGGACGTCCAATACCCAGCATGGCATCCCAGGCTTCAGCGGCTTTCTGCTTGATAGCCTGCCAGCCCCATTCCAGAAAGCCCAGATTGTTGGTGATGTCAGTAGTACGGTTTTGAATGGCGTCGGCATACGCATCCATCGCGATTTTTGCCGCGCCGGTAGTATCACCAACCTGTGAAAGAGAAGTAATTTGTTCAAGCTGGCTGGCGGTCAGAAAGTGAAGCTGCTCATCCAGCTCCTTAGCCGCGCTGAGAGGTTCATTTTGCAGCCGTGCAAAATGCCCAACAGTCGCATCGACTGACTGGCCCGTAACTTGCTCAAGTTTGACCGCAGAACGGGTAATCATCTCAAGCTGGTTACTTCCGAAACTACCTGTGCCGACAACTTTCGCCAGCGCCGCCGCTGCATCCCCACGCGTTATACCGCTGCCTGAGATAGCTTTCGCCAGATTATTCAGTTGTCCTGTTGTACGTCCAGCATAATTTCCCGTCAGCGCTAGCTGCTTATTAAACTCGCTGCTTTCCTGCTGACCTTTGGAATAAGAGGTTCCAAGCGTTGCGACTGCACCAGTAAAAAGAGCAACTTGCGGTGTTAAAGCCCCGATATTACCAAGAAAAGACGTTCCTGTACCTGCCACACCGCCCAGGTTGCTTCTGACGAGTGATGTGGCTAGAGTGCGCAGGTTTTTAGCCGCTGCAGCGGTACGGATATTAAAGCGTGCAGTACCCTCTTCGGCCTTTTTCAGCTTCTGAATATAAATCTCTGCTGCCGAACCTGCCCCCAGCTGTTTGGCCCTGTAACGCAGCAGTTCTTCGCGGGAAAGGCGGGTTGTTGCCACCTGGTCTTTCAGTTTTTTGAGAAAAACTTCACGAGCCGCTGCAGCACTTTCATCTGCGCGTCGGCCTTCGATCTGTTTGGCGGTAATTGCTGACAGCAAAGCCAGATAATCTTCCTGGATGAGATTCCCTGATTTCTGCGCCGCATGAAGGTGGGAGCGTATCGCCGCGATATTATCCGTTTCTTTTGCGGCATTTTTTATGCTGTCGATTTGCTTATAAAACACCGAGGCGAGTTCACCCTGAGCGGCGGCATTTTTCCTGGTTGCAGCCTCACTATTTGCCAGGCGCTTACGCAGTTCTTCAACCCTGCGGTGAGTTTCATCAACGCTCTGACTCAGTTCGTCAGCAGAGCCAGCCCTGAATCGCCACGGATAATCTAGACACTTCCGAGCCGTTGATAATATTGCTTTTCATATTCCGTCGGTGGCATCTGATCACTCGAACCATGCCGACGCTTACTGTTATAAAACATTTCGATGTAATCAAAAATATCGCTGCGTGCTTCTTCCCGTGTTCCGTAGATCTTTTTCTTTATCCGTTCACGCTTCAGTAGCTGGAAAAAGCTTTCTGCAACTGCGTTGTCGTGACAGTTACCACGACGGCTCATACTGCCCTCCAGACCGTGTGATTTCAGGAACGACTGCCACTCATGGCTTGTGTACTGACTACCTTGGTCAGAATGAACCAGCACCTGTTTTTGGGGATTACGTCGCCACACGGCCATCAACAGCGCATTCAGAACGATATCTTTTGTCATCCGGAGTTGCATTGACCAGCCAATAACTTTGCGCGAGAACAGGTCAACAACTACGGCCAGATACAGCCAGCCTTCGTGGGTTCGGATGTAAGTTATGTCCGTTACCCAACGTTCATCCGGTGCCTCCGGGTTGAACCGACGCTGGAGTCTGTTGGGTACCACGATACTGGCTTCACCTTTATGCGCTCGTGGGCTTCGATACCCGACCAGAGCCTTTATCCCGGCACGCTTCATCAGCCGCCAGACCCGGTTAATCCCACATTGTTGCCCGCTATCTCGCAAGTCGAGATGGATTTTGCGATAGCCATAAACGCAACCGGACTCCAGCCAGAACTGTTTGATTTGTCCTGTCAGTCTGAGATCCGCCTGATGCCGTGGTGAATGCGGCTGCTGAAGCCAGGTGTAAAACCCACTCGGATGAACATTCAGCACCCGACAGAGCAGACGAACAGGCCAACAACAGGAGTTGTCACGGATAAAGGCGTACCTCAGTCGGACAGCTTTGCGAAGTACG